TAAAGGTTGGCCATATCAAAGAATCAAGAACAAATAGCGTTGGTTAGGAAGAATTGTACCATTGGAAAGTCGTATATCTTGGCTTGCGGTGAAGTCAAAAACCAATGGACTTGCCAAGACGACCGCACTATAGGCATAAGGTGAACGCTTGCCGTTAATGCCAATACTAGCAATTCTAATCCTATAAGAGCTATTGGTCGCGTAAATGTCCGATGGAAAACGAATGAAGTTGGCGGCAGTTGTTCCAATGCGTATCCACTGGTTGTCAGCCGTATCCAAAAAATCCACCTCAAAAGCGACGATAAACGGATTGTTCTGCGGAGGATTCCAGCATATTGCAGGATTTACTGCAGCATTCAAAATGGAATAGGAAGAATACTGAGGAAAGTCCCATATAACTTCGTTATACGCCATTATGAAGGCACCTCCAAGATAATACTTTCACCGCTTACTTTCGGAACTGCTTGAGGGCCTGCAACGGAAGAACGAGAAACACTTAATTGCGTACTTTCGTCGGTTAAGGCAAATTTGGTCGCGTCATACAACGCTCCTAAGACAGTGACTATGCCGTCTTCCTCAACCACTGAAATCACTCTAAACTTCCTCACTCCATTGCTGTCTTCTTGTAATACCCACGGTGCGCCAACTAATGGCGCAGCGGGCAATGCTGATAGCAGTGTAAACACACTGGTGTCTCCTGGTGGATTAGTAACAGACCGGGTTTGAATTGTCCCATCAGGAAGCATTACACTCACTTGATAAGAACTGCCGGAAAGAATTGTAAAAGGAGAATCAATGGAAAGAAAGGTAGTAGTAGCTTCGACAATACGTCCTCCAAATCGCTTGCCTCCTTTGGCTGGATCTGCAATTCCAATGATTTCACCAGGAAGCACAAAAAAGCCTTCTGTTGCAGTTTTGAAGGTAACAATTTCCGTTTCTAATTGATCACTAAGCAAGGTCCAGCGTCCAATTCTTTGCGCTTGTCCTTGACTGGTAGTACCAAAAGCCCTAATTTCCACTTCTCGATAGCCATACCTTTCTATGCCTTCTCGGTCTTCCGTATATTCCACTTTCGCCTTGTAATTATCATTTGCATCATTCCAAGATACAAGGGCGACTGTTTTTCTTGCTTTTCTTGCAGTTCCTTCGTAGGTGAATGGTGGTTCGGTGATCTCTCCGTTTTCGTCTGTTTCTTGAATGACATTGGCTGGGGAGAAAATCTTGCTCATCTGTTTGGGGCGGTCCTGAATGGCGACAATTGTGCCTTCGCTAAAATAGAGCATACCGCGAAATGCGGCGGCTAGAGCGTTCAAGGCATCATACGCTTCCGTCCTGTCAGTAATGTAAGCATTAAAAACCATGCGCGGCTCCATACCTCCTATGCCATCTGGAACCAGCTCGTCACAGTATTGAGCAATGGGGTAGAGACTATATCTATCCACTTGACTTTCATCAATAAACTCGCCCGCTCCATAGCGCTTATTAGTCAACAAATCATAAAATACCCATGCAGGATTATTGCTCCAAACAGTCTTGAACGTGCCATCCCAAATGCCGTCGTAAGTTCGCTCAATTGGATCGTAATTAGTTGGCACTTTAATCTTGACGCCTAGCATGTCAGCACTAATTTGCGGCACTGCTGTAAAATTTTCGGCGCCAATTTTAATGCCAATCAAGGCAGTATTTGGATAGCGGAAAGAGCGCGTGTATATGCCAACAATAGCCCTAAAAAATATCTCGTCCGTCACAGAAGTAGAGGTGGCATCTTCTGTGATGCGTTCCAATGTAACAATCCACGGGCCAGTGCCTTGCAGGCCATATTCGTATTCAAAGTCAACTGGTCCCCTGCTTTTACCAGTGATTGTTTTATTTTCGTTGACAAAGTCCGATCCGCCATTAGGGCGAATTTTGATGTTAAAAGTAACGGAAAGTCCTTTTACATCTCCCGTGCTTGTATCAACAGAAAATAAAGCGCCCACCCCTACTCTTATGCGCAATTTATCAAGCAAATCACTGACGGTAGTTTTAGATATTGCACCACCAGCTCGACTCAATTTTACTCCTACCGGCTGCTCTAAGCGAATATCATCAAACCCTGGCATTGGATCTTGATTTTGTGTGCCCACTCTGTAATCAACGACCAATGAGTTGGCGCTGCCAGCAGTGGTTGTTCTATTTAGAGATGGAATGGAGGCTTCAATTTCAGGCAACAATCCCCCTTTCCCATTGGCAGAAGCAGAGCTGCCTGTAAGGAAAGTGTCAATACTATAGTTAAAAGTTCCATCAACATTTTTAATGGGAGTGTCATCTAAATAAATGCGCGTAAGTGGATCCACCCCATCCTCGAAACCCTCCACTTCACCTTCCGAAAAGACGCCTACCACGGTTGCTTCCGAGCGGCTTCTTAGCGATTCAGGATCTTCCTTGATGCCGTCTTTTCCTTTCCCGCCTCCTGACGAACCAGAGATATATGCAGTCCATCCACCTTCTTTTTCTTGAATGAAATCTTCCATCACACTGGCACTTGCTGAGTGGTTATAGACGAAGAAACAACCAAAGGAGATGCAGCTAAAAAGCGACCATAAAGCAATGGAATTGGCTGCCCTTGTGTGGTTGATTCTGTAGATCTATCAAATAGAAAACTTTCTGTTCGTTCATTGGATTGCGGCTGAGGAGAGAACAAGGAAGCGATACCACCAAGCACCATATAAGAGCCAAGTCCAAATAAAACATTGCCAGCAGTTAATGCAGTTTTCCCTATGGTTCCCAGCACAAAACCGCCGATAGCGGGAATAAAAGCCAAAGCAATCAATGTTATTCCAAGCAAAATTCGTCCAAAAGCACCACTTCCCGTGACGATTGGAGCGATAATAAGGCGGTCGCAGGGCATAATTACATTTTCATACTCCATGCCTTCGCTATCATCATTAACCAAGCGGAACGCCACGCCTTTCTCGTGGGCGCTAGCCATATATTCCTTGAAACCTTCTAATTGATTGCACAATGCCGACATTATGTCGCGAGGAGAAGATGCAACAAAACGAAACCTGCGACCAAACTTGCGTCCAAGCTCTCCTATTAGTTTCACTTCAATGTTTTTCATTGTACAAGCTCTTTGTGTCGCAAAATTTTAGCAGTGCATTTTTGCCAATAGCCCCCATAGACATTGGCTTCAGATAGTCTACCCAGTAAATGCTGATAAAAGATATTGCGCTCTGGCGAATGAAGAACGCCCACGTGATTGGGGAAGTCAGCCTGTAATTGCATTAAGACAATATCCCCTCGCTTTTGAAGCTTGTCCACTTCTACAAAACCTTGGCCTTTAAAATTTTTTTCAAACATTCGCCATTCGCTGCTTTTCCATTCAAACTCCTCCCCTCTTTCGTAATCATCCAACAAAATGCCAAACTCTTTGTTGAAATAATCTCTTACTAGACCATAGCAATCATAAACGCCATAAATCCACGGTCGCTCTAAATAAGACGCACCACCAGTGGGGTCCATTTCGTGCCAGCTATTAGTCCCAACGCAATACATCACCCATGGCAAATTGATGGCCTTGCATGAAACAATATCATGCCTGCTAAATTGATTATTAAAGCCTGTGTGAGAATGGAAAACTGCTTCAATGCCAATTTCCTCTAGCCTTGCGTAGTCTTTTGCGCTAATTCCAAAGTTTTTTGATGGAAAAGGATGAATGTTTGCGCAAGGAAAAAATTGTCCTCCTGCAATAATGCCGCACACTTCTTCTTCTGGCGTGGATTGCGCATAAGCGCGGAGTTCATCTTTTAGACCTTGATAGTTCATTGTCGTCCTTTGATGGCCCCAGGAAATCCTCCAAAGGGAAGAGACTGGTTTGGAAATCTTAACTGACAACTTTGAACTCTTTTGCCGCAAACATCAAGCAATGGATTGGAAGTGGGGGTGTCGTCTGATTCAGCCACTGGCCCTCCCGTGTAACCGCATTCGCTACTTCTGTATTTCCATTGACAATAATTTTGTGTGATAATCCGTTTAGGCAATAAAAGCCCTTCAAGATCAAGAACACTTGCAAGCTGCCAAGTGATAGTTAAAGCGTTTTCAGCGGTTTTG